CTGAGGCGTCGGTGCTGCGTTACGCGCTGGCTGAGTGGAGCGAAGAATCGCCGTTGCGCATCATGCACAAGTCGCCAGAGCTGGCACCGGCGGTAGCGTTTTTCGCGGGCCAGACCGAAGCCAACATGCAAGATCAGCCGACGTACGGTGAACTCGATGCTAATGATGTGCTCCAGGCTATCATGCGCATCGTGCACAACAACAGACTGATGGCACACTTTGACATGGCGTATGCGATCGTTGCGCAAGTGATGTTTACTCACATGCCCCGTAGTGCTGAAGCACACTGGTGGCTCAAGAAACGTACTGTTGTGAAGCTGCCTAAGTTCCGTTGTTACAGAGGTATCTGTGATGTGTTCACTTTAGGTAGTGCATACATCTCGGATGTGACACGTTGGGCAACATTCAAGAATTGGCAGGAGAATCCGATGCGTTTGCCAGTGCACTCGATTGCACTGAGCGAAATCACGCATGCACAGGAATTCGAGTACCTCTGTGCCAAGAACAGATCTGAGTTCCCGGCGGCATACATTGGTACCACGCCTTCGCATCACTGTGGTCTGGCATGGGACTATCACCTATTTGCGATGCGCATGAAGACGAAGGTGACACTGCCGTGGCCGACACTGTGTGGCTTGTACCGATTCAGCGGGCTACACAAGGATTCGACGGGTGTACGTATTATCGTCGACATGCTTGATGAACTTGCGCGCAATGAGTACAACGTGTCGACCGTCGAGATTGATGGTGAAGTCCGAGATGTCATCTCCATCAAGGAAGTCGTGCCATACTGTTACCCGGTACTGAGCATGGGCACGTCACCCAGTGACTACTACCTTAACGAGTTGAAGAGCACGAGTGAGCTCGTACGTGACGGTGAGTGGTATGTGACGCAGTCTAGCCGTGAGATGAACAAGTTCATGGGCATTATGCGCATCATGGGCTACGATGTGCAGTGTGAACATATGCCGACTGGACGTCAGTACCACAACTGGGCAGCGAACACAAACGGTCATTATATGCCAAGTATCATTGACAACCAGATGGGCAGGTTCGAATATTTCAGGACCCGACCGTCGTGGATCCATGAGCGTGGTCACCTGTGGAACAAGATGCCAAACTTTGGAGATAAGCTGATTGTGACAATGACCACACACGTGAAGAGATACAAGATACTGATTGACAACCAGCCTTATGACCCAATCGGCCCCCTAACCACGGTATACAAGGCTGATGTCAAATCAGTGACGTCTGTCATGGAGGTGAAGAGATCTATCACCCTGACACAGACTATTGATTGGGTTAGGCTGACAGAGTTCGCAAATTTTCA